CATGTCACCATGGTGCGCCTTCGCTATGCCTGAACTCATTGACCACGAGTCACCGTTGAGGTACCCCCCTGCCCATGAGGCAAAGATGCGGAAGTTCTCTTCCCCCTCCGGTGTCGTGTGCTTAACTATGGTCCACTTGTTTGGGGTCTCCATTAGTTGTGCTCCTCTAGTTCATCATAAAATTCTTGGAGGAATACCTGTACCTCCCGCCATGTAAGATCCTCCGGGGTGTGGCCCCAATTATCGTGAAGCCACGCCTCAAAGTACTTCGCTAGTTCATCATTCATCAGTGTGTCTCCAACCAGTTGGTTCCTATCTTAGTCTCACCCGACAGGGGACAGTAGACGTTGAGGTCCTTGCCTACCTGTTCGAGTGCCTTGCATTGCAGCTCACCAAGGCGACAGGCTGCATCGTAGCTGTCCGTCACCTCTACCTGCCACTCGTCATGCACAAAGTTCACTTGCTTGAAGCTGATCTTCTCAGCTGTAGCCTGCTCGTACCACATCCAGTTGGCATGCTTCATCACGAGGGTCTCCCCGTTCTGTAGGTAGCCGGCCAACATGTAATAGGCATCGGGCTGCATCACACGACGTCCGTCGAGACCCGTGAAATACCCTCGGGAAGCATCCCGTTGAATGAGTCCCGATCTAAGTTCCCCAAGTCCCTCGGTATTGTTAATGAATGCCTCCACCGCCCGCTTTGCGTCTGATAGGGAGCATCCGAGAATACGAGCGACCTTAGCGACTCCCGCTCCGAGCAACCAAGCATAGATAAAAGTTTTAGCGTGGTCTCTGGTAAGGTAGTCGAGTCCAAGTGCTCGACGGTTAACATTGTGTATGTCATTGCCTTCTTCCTTTAAGCCTGACACGATAGCGTGTACATAGTCATCGTTCTTGAGGTAGTGTGCGAGGATACGTAGCTGGATAGACTCAGCGTCAGTACCCACAAGGTACGCCCCCTCTGGTACGATGAACATCTCCCTCAGCTTGGAGTCATAGAGTTCCTTGACTACCTGCACTGGGTTCGTTGCTTCACCATGCCATGGAGACGACAGGTTTTGTAGGTTGGGATCGGATGATGCCATGCGGTGAGTCCATGCACCTATGTGCCAGAACTTAGAGCGTAGCCTACCATCCGCGGACACCTTGGTGAGCCTCTCCTCTAGGGGCTTGAGCCTCCCGTTGAGGGTGAGCCACTGCGCCAGCTTAGCAGCACCCTCTGGTGCATCGTCAGGCAGTGTCTCGAGGTTCTCTTCGTTGACCTTCCAACCATAGTGATCGAAGTATGCCTTCTTCTCAGCGTACTCCTCTTCAGTTAGCTTAGTCTTCTTGCCCCATGGTTTACCGGGGCGTCCCTTCATTGTGAATTTGTAATGGCTATCAGTTTTCTCAGTAGGCTGCCATCCAGCGGCCCAGAGTTCTTCAACCCTATCTTTTGTAGACCCAGGGTTGAAGCTGATTTGCTGGTAAATGACAAGCTCACTACCATCTCGTTCTGTATCGTGATCGGCAATCGTCTTTGCCACGTTTGGATACAGTTGGCCATCTTTTCTAATACGGTACTGTATCCTGTTGACCTCAGTTCTAACAGCTGGCCACAAGGTTTCAAACTCTGCCTCGAGATTGTCCATCCTCTCCCTGATGTCAGCATATAGAACCTTAGCAGCTGGAACATCGAACATGAACCCATTACAATGCATGCTGAAACAGAGCCTTGCGGTCCTATGTTCACAGATAAGTGCGTCACGCCATGTTGTATCATCAATGAACCTCTCAAATTTCTGGTAAATTTTATAGCCTAGGTTCACATCATCAACGCAGTAGTCTATCATCTCTTGTGATAGGTGGTCGAAGCCAGATGTGAAGTCTGTCTTAGGTACGCCGATGGACTCACCTATCTCACCTAGGCCATGTCCGTTGTATCGTGTGTATGCTACCATCCTAGAGAGTACGAAGGTATCCCATACGTTAGCCGGGTCAATGATGTCACCGAGTAGCCTGTTGATGTGTGGTACGTCGTAGTTCAATCCGTTATGGAAGACCCACTCATCCACACCCTTGGCGTACTCGATGAAGGCAGGGAAGTCAGGCTTGAGCCACACCTTGGTGTCCTCTTGCCCAACCTCCCTTGTCACGATGACCCAGATGCGTGACGGCCAGAAGCCATCCGCCTCTATGTCAGCTACTACCCTCAAAAGTCAGCGAAGGGGCTGTCTTCATCTTCGCGTCGCGAAGCCATGAGATCTAGCAGCTCATCCTCTGACAGGTCATCGTCCATCTGCTCAGGGTGGTGCGCTATACCGAATGCACCGACTGGCATACAGAATGATCCGCCCGGATCAGATTGAGACAGATCGTAGACGGTGACCCTGCTACCTGATATAGCCCGGAAGCAATGCCCCTCCCATATAGCACAGAAGAGATTGTTCACCCCATCCAAGATGGTCGAGTCAGTGACCCACGTATCATCCTCGTCAAGAGTAATCGCTCGTTCCGAGAAGTCGTACGACAGTGACGACCAAGAGAATGCATCGTTCATTGTATCGTACCGCACCGCTAGGTTATCCTGATACTGTAACCATAGCTGTGCCATCGCATCAACGTCTACTGTCAGCAGTCGGTAGTCAGTGCCATCGTACCTAGACGAGGCCCTACCGACCGAGGGTTTCTTCCCCTCTATCTTACATATGAATAGCTTGAAGCTCATTTGCTCTCTCCTAGAATGGCATACCATCTGTCTCTTCCAAGACAAAGGTATCAGGGTTGAATAGTAGGGACCCACAGTGACCCATGGTACCTACTGGTCTGTTCTTCTTCATCACCAGATGCGTGGTGTTGCCGGTGATAGGATCGTCGTTCTCCATGTCACGCTGCAGCTCTACTCGGATGGCTGCTTGCTTCTGTATCTGTTTACTATCTCGGGTGTCTCCGTCTTGGTTAGCGTGAGCAATCGTAATAATACCGACGCCCGTATCAGCCGCTGTTCTTGAGAGGTTGACTGATAGTTTGTCAAGAAACTCGGTAAGGTCTCCGGCCCTACGTTGGTGAGCGATGTCTTGGATGGGTTCGAAGAAGACATACTTGCAGTCGCAGACGTTCGCATAGTACTTGATCCTTTCAACTAGAACATCGGGGTCCTCATCGGGTGAGATTTTGAATTGGTGTATGGTCTCACGTCCCATCATCTCGTCGATAGCAGTGAGTACCTCCTCTTCTGTCTCGTCGTCAGTGATGAGTTCCTTACGTGTCACGTTCTTATTGAGGTGGTACGAGGCAAGGCCTAGCAAGCTACGCTGTGGCTGCTCCTCAAGGTGGCAGTAAGCGAAGGGTACATCAGGGAAGTCACGGATCAACCCGTACTCCAGCATCCTCATGAACTCTGTCTTACCTATGCCCTCCGGTGCAGTGAACACAGTCAGCTGACCTTGGAACAAGCCCAGTGCCACGTCATCGAAGGCTTTGATACCAGTGGGCAGGTACGATAGGTCCTTGCTCTCATGGAATAGCTTCTTGAACTGGTCGGGCGTGTTGGTATCGAAGGGCATGACATACTTCTGTCGATTGATCCAAGCATACAACCACTCATCACCTGCATCATTCTCAAGGTACTCCATAGCATCACCGTACTTGGTCATGCTCACACGGTAGCACTTGTTAGGGAACAGGCGGGCTAGGTACTCAGCCATCTGTTCACCTGCCTCATCACTATCACTAGCGATCACGATGTTGGCGAAGCTATCGAGGTAGTCCTTCGTGTTCTTAATCAACTCCTTCGACAGGGATGCACCGGGTGATGAGATGACAGGCCACTTGCCTCCCAGAATTTTTAGGGCAGCGAAGCGATCGTCCTCCCCTTCTACAATCGTGATGACCTTGGAAGAGCCAGCGTTGTACTGATCCTGTCCGAACCAGTGGTCGTTGGTGAACCCTCTGTTGTCACCGAATGCCTCACGCTTAGTCTTTACCTGTAGCTTACGCATCTTGGTGGCATGAGGGTAGGTGTAGATCATGGCGTAGGGTTTGTCGTCTCCTTCTTGGGCAACGAGCATGCCTCCGTGCTTACCGTACTCATCGGGAGTGAGGCCACG